AACCATTTATAAATAGTTCTCCATTGAACGCTCCCTTTTTTGCGGCAATATTCCCTTAAAGTTTTACCATGAGCAATCCACTCACAAATTTTAGAAGCTTCAACAGGATCAACTTTCTCTGTAGGCCGTCCTAGTTTCGTAGATTGTTTTCCAACGGTCTGGAGTTTGCCCTCGGATTTGGTATTTACAGATTTTTGCAATTGTCCCCCTTGGTAAAGAAAAGATAGTGCTTAGAGTACCGTAGCCGAGATCAAAATCTTCTCTTAATTCTCTAATAGCATCTACAACAGATTGATCTATACGACAATTATGATGAGAAGACCCGATACGGTAACCTTGATCATTAACAGCAATATATTCTCTGGTAATCTGAGTAATTGCTGTCATTTAGTAATAATAAATTATTCAAAATATATATCAGTATTGACAAATGAGCAATAGATAGTTAGTCAAAAGGATCTCTTTTTTTTAAAATGTAGTATTGAGATTTACAATGAGAACACTCTAAAAGAGTTCTAACTGAATAAGGTTCAGAAGCTTCAATTTCATTTTCAAAAATCAAAGAAACTTTTCTATCGCACCAATAACAATTCATTCTTTACCAAAAATAACGTCATATGCTGAAAGGTCTATTCCTCTATCCCAGGCAGTTTCTAAAAGCTTACGCTGAATGCTGGAAGGAATGTTACCAGAACGTTGCCAACGAGATACGGCGGCCGGGTCACGATTAATACTACGAGCTAGTTCCCTAACACCTCCGAAAGAAGAGATAGCAAGCTGTACTGGAGTTTGTGTGTGTTCCATGCCTTAAATATACATGAGCATTGATATAAGTGCAACAGATTGTAAACATTAGATAGTTGACATATTATCAACACTATGGCAATATGTAGTTATCGCTTATAAAGCGATTTGATCCCTTAAAAATTTTTATTTACAAAATCAAATGGCAAAAATTATTTTTGACTACAATGGCAAATCAAAAGAAGTGCCAATCAACTCTATAAAAGGAGTTGAAAGTATTGCAAAAATCTACAAGAGTCTAGGCTTTGCTCCAGGTAAACCTAGTAATCGATTGTTAAGTTACACATTACCAAATGGTAAAAAGCATTCTTTTTTATCTAACAAGAATCATAAGTATGCAGTTTGTTGTACTACTAAAGATACAAAATTAGGTTTCTGCTACACAGATGATTGTGCTAAAGCTAAAACTACAGCAAAAAATTGGACAAACAAATTTAACAATGCTGAAGAAGGATTTAGAAAATTTGTAGTTGTCGATGTAGTAGAGGTCAAATAATGAAAGATAAAGAGAAACTAAAAAGGTTGGACTATTTGTCCAGCCTTCCTTATTCTGAACGTACGCCAGAAGAATTTAAAGAAGAGTTAAGGCTTGAATGTGAATTAGAAGATCACCCTGATTACAAATCCTATTTAGAAAAATGAGAAAACACATTATTACCGTCTACACAAATGACGAGAATGATCTATTTGAAATTCTTAATGAGATTAGATTTGAAATAGATCGCAAGGTGTTTACCAGGGATAACATCAGGCAACGTAAATTTTTTGGTACATGGGAGATGGAAGTAGATTCTTCTCTCTGTAGTAAATACGAAAAAGTTGCCAAGTGGGAATCTAACATAGTTCCTGATTCTGAATTTATTAAATTTCAACAGAGTACAGAACTATGAGAACATCTTCCCAAAGTGCAATGATCCTTAACTTCTTAGAAAATGGAGGATCACTTACACCAATCGAAGCATTAGAAAAATTTAAATGTTTCAGACTTGCCGCTCGAATCAATGATTTAAGAGAAGCAGGTCACAATATAAACACTGAAATTTTTAAAGATGATAACGGCAAATCATATGCTGTTTATTCATTAGCCAAAATTCAAAAACAAGGAGAATTATTTTAATGACCGCAGTATCTTATCCAATTACTGACAAGCAATCATGGTTAGAAAACAGATTGCTAGATGTAACCTCAACTGAGGTATCAGCATTATTTAATCTAAACCCATACCAAACAGAGTTTGAACTTTATCACCAAAAAAAAGATAAGGTCGTTATCAATATTGATGACAATGAACGTATGGCCTGGGGTAGACGTTTAGAAGATTCAATTGCTCATGAGTTTGCTGAACGAAACAAAATCTCAGTTGAACCTTTTGATGTATATATGCGTGACCCAGAAACTAGAATGGGTAGTTCTTTTGACTACAAAATTACAAGTAAAAAAGAACCAGCCATTTTAGAAATAAAAAACGTAGATGTTTTGGCATACCGTAAAAACTGGATTGAGCATGATGAGTACAACATCGAACCACCAGAGCATATAGCATTGCAGTTGCAACACCAGTTAGAAATAACTGGCTACAACGTGGGTTACATAGTAGCTCTAGTTGGTGGCAACACAATGAAAGTTGTGCGTAGTGAAAGAGATCCTAGAATTGGAAAACTTTTAAGAGGAAAAGTAGAAAATTTCTGGGAACGAATTAAGTTAGGTGTTCCTCCTGACATTGACTACACCAGAGATGCCCAGTACATAATGAAAAATTTATGTAACCAAGCAGACGCAGGTACAATTCTTGAAGCAGACGAAGACATGGATAAATTGATTGATGATTACAACGCAGTCAACAGGGAATACGTTTCACTAGGCAAACAAAAAGATTCAATCAAAGCACAAATCTTAGAAAGAAGTAACAATGCATCCAAGATAGTTTCAGTTAATGGAACAATCTCTTGTGGCATGAGCAAGGAAAGTAAAGGAAAACTTATTACCCAAGACATGGTTGGCACATACCAGAATCCACGCAAGGGATACAGAATGTTCCGTTTTAATCAACCAAAAGGAGTTTAACAATGACCTCAATCACACCACTTGTAGCCATGCAAGGAACACTAGAAAAAATGGCAGACAAATTTACAGAAGCTTTGCCAAAGCAAATGGATGTAAATAAATTTATTAGTGTTGCTAAGTTAACGCTAAATAAAAATCCAAGGTTATTACAAGCAGATAAGACAAGCTTGATGCAAACTTTTATGAAAGCGGCACAAGATGGTTTGTACTTAGATGGTAAAGAAGCGGCCGCCGTTCAGTATGGGCAATCGGTTCAATACATACCTATGGTTGAAGGAATTATCAAGGTATTACATAACAGTGGATTAATTAAAACTATTTCTGCTGAAGTTGTATACGAAAATGATTTGTTTGATTATGAACTAGGTACTACACCAAAGATTACACACAAACCATTAATAACTGGTGACAGAGGAAAACCTATATGTGTTTATGCAGTTGCTATTACAACTAATGGCGGTGAGTATTACGAAGTAATGAACATGGCAGACATAGAGAAATGCCGTCAAGTATCTAAAGCCAGTTCATCACCACATTCACCCTGGGTAAAATGGTTTGACCAAATGGCTAAGAAAACTGTTATACATCGCATTGCAAAACGATTACCAAAAAACGATGCAATTAATGCTGTTGTAACAATAGATGATGATAATTTGGTAGACGTTACACCTAATGCAAAGCAATCAACAGAACCAAAAGATTCATTATCAAGATTAAGAGATTCAATTGGAATGGATGATGCAGGTGCAGAACAGGCCAAGGAAGAAGTTTTAAACAATTACCGTAAGGAGGAGTAATGCATTTTTACTCCTTCAATATTGGTGATTACATAAGCCACACCAAACACTTATCTGATATGGAGGATCTAGCATACCGAAGATTGCTAGACCTCTACTATTTACATGAACGAACGTTGAACGAGGATGTGACAATCGTTGCACGCAAAATTAACATGAGAGATAACGTACCAGAAGTTCGTGTTGTTTTAGAAGAGTTTTTTATATTAGAAGTTGGTAAAGGATGGACTAATCCAAGGGCTGATGAAGAAATAGAAAAGTATCAAAGCAAGGTACAGTCAGCAATTAGGGCAGGTAAAGCATCTGCTCTTGCCAGGTCTAACGCTAGTTCAACAACCGTTCAACCAAACAAGAAACAAGAAACATTAAACAATAAACAAGAAACATATAATAATAAGACGCTAAAGCGTCCACGAAATGTCACTAAAAAAACATGGGATGATTTTTTAATTCATAGAAAAAACAAGAAAGCACCATTAACAGAAACTGCCTTTAAAGGAATTAAAAATGAAGTTAAAAAAACTTCAATTAGTTTGGAAGAAGCTTTGATTATGTGCCAAGCCAGAGGATGGCAAAGTTTTAAATCTGATTGGATTAACAAAGAGCAAAAGTCATTTGCTACAACTAACTACGGTGAGGGGGTACAAAAGATATGATTTTTCAAACACCAAGAGAATACGAAGCAATGCTTCAAGTTAAAAGAAGTGTTGAATATACATTAAACCAACTTCGTACTAGCCAAATAATAGATCGAAATGCGTGGATTGTTAGTTTAGAAACAATTAAACAACAAATCGAAACTTGGGAAACAGGAGGAGAAGATGTTAGAGAATTTAATTAACAAAGACAGGCCAACAGAAGAACGCACTTGTTCTATACACAATGTTGTCTATACTTCAACAAACTTCCTTGGCGAGCATTGGACAGACTGCCCTAAATGCATGATGGAAAGAAGGGATGCGGAAGCAAAAGCAGATATAGAACGTGATAAACAAGCGGCAAGAGAACGTGAACAACGTAGATGGATGGCAAAAATAAAAGGAGCGGCTATTCCGGAGCGATTTAAGGATCGGACATTAGATAGTTATATAGCAAAAACCAGTGGTCAACAAAAGGCATTAGCTTTTGCAAAAGAGTATGCAGAAAACTTTGACCAGGTAATAAAGACAGGACGTTCTGCAATCTTTGTTGGCAAGCCCGGAACAGGGAAGACTCACTTGGCAATAGGCATTGCGTTGAGCATTATGCAACAACAACGGTCACCAGTATTTGTCACCGTACAACGTCTGATTAGAAGGGTTAAGGATAGCTGGAGAACAAAAGAAGAAACAGAAAGCGAAGTCATAGATGCATTTGCATCACCTGATCTTCTCATACTAGATGAAGTTGGTGTACAGTTTGGGTCAGAGTTTGAAAAACAATTGTTGTTTGATGTACTCAATGAACGCTATGAAAAACTTAAGCCATCTATTTTATTATCAAATATTCCTAGCGAGCAATTGTCAGACTACCTTGGTGAACGTGTAACCGATAGGTTGCGTGAAAACGGAGGTGCATTAATTGGTTTCAACTGGGACAGTTACAGGAGGAATAATTAGTATGGGATATTTATATTCAACAATGAGTCCTTTCTACAATGTTAGGAATATAACTCTTTCAACAGCAGCTACAAATATGTTTCCTACATCAAGTGGTGTAGTTTATGACAACAATGCATTCGATGATTTACCAGAAGATGAAAAACATTATTTAATTTCTGCAACTGAATTAGAACAACTGGCAATTGATGTTGTTGAAGCTCATATAGCTATTAATAACAGAACAGTAGCGAAGTTCATCAAGCGTAATAAAAATAGTTTATATAGAAGTCATAAAAAAGAATTAGGTCATGTTTACTTTTTCAAAAGTGCTGGAAGTCATAAGGTGGGTTGTTCCTGTGCAAATAATATAAAAAATAGAGTAAGACAACAATTACCAGATGAAGTCCTTGCAGTAAGTGAAGCAAGAGCAGATTACAAAGATTTAGAGAAAAAAATTCATAAAATGTTTTCTAAAAATCAGGTAGGAAGATATGAAATATTTAATGATTTAACAGAAAAAGATGTTAACAAGATAAAAAAATTGCTAGGAAACACAATAGCAGTAGAAATTAAATTAAGAGGTGAGAAATGACTACAGCACAAAAAATTGCAGCAGCAAAAGCTCGCATAAAAGAACTAGAATTATTAATTAAACTATGGAGCAAGTAATTATGGAAGAAAAAACTATTTTGAAAATTGCTAAATACAAATGTCAATTGGCAGAATTAGAAAGGCAATGGTGGTTTGAAGATTTAGACGATAGGTTTTATATCGTTAACCATGATCGGATCAAAGAAGAAATAAAGAGGTTAGAAAATGATTGAAATAGTATTAGGTTGGCCGCCAACAGATTTGTCACCAAACGCAAGAAAGCATTGGGCAGTAGTAGCTAAAGCAAAAAAACAATACAGAAAAGATTGTTTTAGTGTATCTAAAGAACAGTTAAAAAAATATCGTGGAGTATATGAAAATATACCAGAAAGATTAGTATTAGAAATGACTTTTATTCCTCCAGACAGACGAAGTTATGACCGGGATAACTTAGTTGCTAGAATGAAAGCAGGTATTGACGGATTAGCTGACGCACTACGCATCAACGACAAACGATTCAATACTGTTATTTCAACTATGGATCAAGACTACCTTGGTGGTTTTGTCCGCATACGCATACTACAGGAAATTCCTTATGGCACGAAAGATCAAGAACCTATCCGTCAAGACACGAGAGTACAAAGATAAAGAAGGCAATTCCAAGGCCAACTGGGTCAACATTGGAGTCATCATGGAAAATGACCAAGGCAAGCAATTTATGCTTATTGATAGATGGGTAAATTTAGCAGGGTTGCCTGACTTTAGTGACAAACCAAATCCATCAGCAGTAATGGTATCTATTTTTGATGCAGATAATAATTACCAACCCGGAAAACCTGTACCAAGTACACCGACATATAAAGGCAATGATAATTCAGACAATTGGAATAGCTCGCCTAAAGTACCAGAGGTAGACGAAATTCCATTTTAAAATACCCCAGAGTGAGCAGACCAGAAGAACACTCTGAGGTATCGACTCTAGATTTTGGGGAAGATACTAGAGCCTAGTAGACCACGCTTACTTTTTCTTTGGTGGTCTACCAACTTTAGTTCCATATGTGCCCTTACCTTTTGGCATAATAATCTCCGTTTTTTTTAATTATGAAAGAATTTTCTAATTTTGTCCATAGTATTTAATTCATCTGCCCTGTATTTTTTATCTAATGCAGCTTCTAATTCTATGACTCTACCTAATAAGCTTGCTAAAAATACATCTTGTTTCATCTGATGTCTAATTAAATGTGTGCAATATTTTTTTATTCCAACTACATCATCACTTTTTAAAATTTCTCTTACTCGCATTTCAACCGATAACTGTAACTCTACAGGTGGCTCTTCGATTTCAATGTTGAGAAATTTTTCTTTAGCCATCAATTTAATTTGGGAAACAATTGCTGCTCAAGAAGATCAACTGCTTTATCGTCCAACGTATTCGAGGTCTGCTTTACGAATGCACGACACAAATCCACTACTAACCTTTTGCAAGCTGTCGTAGTAAGGAAGCGTAATAATATAGGCTTCAGTAATTTGTACATAGTTTGTTTGTTTTTCCAAACATAGCACTTATTATTTAATTTGTCCTTCTAACCTGCTTACTGATTCAGAAAGTTTATTGAGTCGATAATAAATATCCCGGATATCTCTTTCTCTCCTACTACTCATGTTAGATATAACCATAACTAAAGCTGTAGCTGCTGCTCCCACCAATGCACCATATATCTCAGGCATTTGCGTAAATAGGTAATTATGTATAGTATGACTAATAAATCCTAATTATGGCAGAGGAACAAGAAGAAAAAGAAGGCACGGATTGGGCTGAAATTTTTGGTCATGCTGTCCGATTTATGATTCTTGTTTGGTCGTTAGCAATGATGACTCTTGGATACATGGACAAAATTCGCAATGACGGAGCTTTTTTAGCTGGCTTGACCTCGGGGGTGCTTGGTAGTTACGGTATCTCTGTTAACAAAAAGAAACCTGTTAATGCTGCTAAAGTAAATGACACAAAGGTAGGTACACAATGAAAAAATTTCTAGCACTATTATTATTACTTGCCCCAACGTCACCAGTTCTAAGTGACATAACGCAAAAATTTACGACATCTGCACAGATCACGGTAGATATGCCGTACTCTGTTACAAATAAATTAGGCACGACATATTCAATATCAGGTACAAATATAACTCCATCTGTAACTAGTGGAGGATCTACAACATCTAATGCTATAGGTGGTTTAAATGTAGGTAGCTTGACCGCAGGTGTACCTGCCATGATTCAAACAGACAAAGCGGTAACAACAGCAGGGTCAGCTTTTTCTCTTACTGAATCAGTAACAATGGGTGATGTAACACCATCAGCAATTACACCTTCGTCAGGCATAGCAGCACTACCACACCTTGGTGGACAGACAACAATAGGTAGTGGAGGTACTCTCGGATCAGGTGCTATGACTTCTTTATCATCAGGTGTCCATACTTGTAGCGGTGCATTTGGATCTGGTTCTAGCTGCGTGGGGTCAACTACAGTAACAATCCAAATTGACTAGGTTTTGGCTGCTATTAATAATATTATTCCCTGCCAGAATCCTTGCAAATCCAGTAGTACCTACGTTTCGCACAGGATCTTCAAGCACAAATTCCACCAGCCAATCAGTAATAACAGAAACGATAGTAAGTCACCAGTTTCGTACAGGGTATTCTCTGAGTGTCTCAGGGACGAACATAGAGAGTGCAGATGTTAATGGATATATCAACTCAATCCCCACCGCAGAAGCTACACAGACAGTCAATGGGATTAACTTCTCATATACAAGTCCTACTCTTGAAGGAGTCCCAAGGTGGAAAATAGTAAATTCTGGGCAGCCATTTTCTTTAGTAGAGTCAGTAATTTCTCCTGGACTAGACACAATAACCACAATAGATCGCACAATAAACACCACAACTACAACAACTGTAGAAACTACCTTTGGTCAGTAATTCTTGTAATCCTTTGCCCTGCAAGGGTTTTGGCTAATACAACTGTAGCTTCTCCAAGTAGCCAAGCACAGGGAACAGTTAACAATAATGCGACACAAATAATGCCAAATAGCAGTCCTCAGTTCAGGATGTCACAAGGTATTGTATGTAGTTCTCCTAGTCTTACGATTACACCCTATGTAACTGATGCTCATACATATAACTTACCTAGAGAAAGCGTGACCAGACAAAATATTTATAACGAAGATACAGGTGCTATTAAATATATTCAAGAAACACCAAGATTTGAAAAGGATAACTTTAATATTAACTATGGAATCTCAGCACAATTAAATATCCCATTAGGGAAAGCACCATACCTTTGCCATAAAGCGACAGAAATTAATATTAAAAATCAAGAGTTGTTATATAAGAAGACCTCGCTTGAACTTGCACTCTTTAGACTTAAGGTCTGCTCGGAGCAGGCGAAACTCGGAGCTACCTTTACAGGCAAATACGCTTCAATATGTGAGGGGATTTCCGTTACAGTGCCTCCAGGGCAAGTTATTCCGCACACCCACGAAATAAAATGACTAAATTACATTTTGGAGTGGCTACTATTTTTTATTTTGGGGCAGCAATATTGACAGGAGGAATGGTATTTCTAGGAAATAGTTATCACAGACACGCAGATAGTAATAAAGAACTTTCAGGAGATATACAAGCACTTATTGAAGCATACACTTCTAGTGAAAAAGATTTTTGTTTGTTAGCACCTGCTCCAGACGATTGGCTTATATGGGAAGAGATGCCATACAAAAAAGTTATCCCACAGATTCAAAAAATAAAGCAGTAGACAAGCCCGGGTTAAACTTGCCTACCTAAACACCCTATCCATTGCCTTGGCGAATAGGGTATTCTCAGTTTAACATTAAAAAACCCTCCTAAGACTTTCGCACATCGGTATTCAAAAGTCTTAAGAGGATTTTCTTGTTCATGAGAAACAAACGCTCTAGCTTCGTTTGTTTGGTAGAGGCGGGAACCTCGTATTAGTTATTCTACCTTATCTTTCTTCTTTGTCAGCTTTTTAATTATCTGCTTAACAATAGGTTTTACCAAGTTTAAAAGAATCGGAGTAGTCGCAGCCACACTAGCGATAACAGCAGTAGAGACAATAGTACTAGGTGTAGGTATATATTGGTCGATAAAAGGTACTTCTTCCCAGACCGCATTACAAGAACCATCTGATATGTCTCGTTCATATTTTACCAACCTTTCAAGCCGAAGCTCATTTTTGAAATCTCC